GTGTATAATACTTCGTCAATTTTTTTATCAAATAATTTCCATAACTTGTAAGTTAAGTTTACATCCTGCTTTGCATATTCTTTTACAATCGATGCAGGAAGTTTATGCATGTTAGTCATTGGGTCTTTAACTGTACCACCAGACCATTCTAATGTTTTCTGCTGTAAATCGTATTTGTATTTCTCTTCGTTAAGATAATCTTTTGACAGTGCATCTAGTGAATATTTAAATCTGTTTTCATCAATAACAGATGCAGCTATCATGGTGTCAACTATTCTACCTTTAATCATCATACCCGTAACCGCTCTGATCCAACAGACATCATACATCGCGTTGTGAAATACTTTTGTAATTTTTTTGTTTTGAAATATTTTATCGTTTAATACCTGCCATATCTTATCTATTCTTTCAAAGGATATGTCAGTATCAGAGTGACGTAGAGGGAAGTATGCAAGATCATTATCTGTTGCAACAGCTATACCACAGATAAAACCATCTTTGCGTATTGCACCCAAACCTTTTGTTTTAAGATTAGGATCATATGTTTCTATATCTATTGCAACCGTATCTATACCATTTAGATCTAAATCCTCTGGTGTATTACACATTGTAGTCCCTCTCTATAATCATTTCTATAAAATGTATTGCTTTCAATAAATCTTCCTTACCATTTTTGTCTTGATGACGTATGATATATTTTATAGCACAACCCTCTGGATATAGCAATTTATTCTCAACTACAAACTTGCTCGGCTGTATGACATACTTTTGATAATGACTTCCGCCGTGCTGCTTGTCCCAAACATTTTTCTTTTTCATCTTACTCCTAACGTATATTTACCTTGTGATGCTATTGTCCAACAGTCAAACTTACCTCTGCTATATGCCACATACTTTAATCTTAGTTGTGTAAAATAATCCTCTTGTCTTGTTGTTGTAAGATCAACAATCACATTATCAAAAGTCAAACCTTTTACTGTGTGTATGTTTGCATATTTTACTCTTACCTCTCCGTCGTCAAAACCCTTGTTTAGAATCTTTCTAATGTAGATAAGTCTATTTTCGTAATCTTCTTTCTTACCTCTTTGTTTCCTAACTATAGAAAAATCTTTTTCTTTCCCTGCATCTTCTTTTAAATAATTATGATATATCATGTAGTCCATCGTATATTCTCTGTCCACCCAATCCTCAAACTTCTCTTCACCTCTACCTCTGACTATAACTTTACTGCCTGCATATTCCCAAAAATCTTTTATCTGTTTTAACGGCATGGGTGTCCCTTTACAAAAGTCTGGCCATAGTTTGTGGCATCGTAATTCCCTCTTTGGTACGTGGGCCGTGTTCCCTACGTGTGCAAACTCTATACCATGTTGTTTAAAAAATTTTTTGACCCATGAGTCTGACGGCGTGCCACGATAAGTAAATAAAAAGGTCTCATCGGTATATTTTATTTTCTCTAACAAAGCAGTCATGGCGCTACATCTTTTATCTAAACTCGGTAAATAATAATGATTGCCGGTTATTTCTGTTGACCTCCAGGTTCTCGCATATCCATAATGATCCCAAATAGGTTTGATTATTCTTTTACAAAGAGTATTTATTGTTTTACCACATCTATGTCCTTGATCTAATTGCTCTGCGTCTTTTGATAATCTGTGATAGTAATCTGCATCCGATCCTGCAAACTCAAATATGGTTTGATCTGCATCGCCAACAAAATAATATTCTTTTGCTTTTGTTGCCATCTTATCGAGAGCCTCTCTTTGTGGGACGTTACTATCCTGCGCTTCATCAACTATCAATGCATCTATGTCTGGCTCGACAGCCTTATCAATAAACTCCTGTATCATATCTGCGTAATCACACACATGATTATCTTTCTTGTATTGAAAGTATGGAAACGCCATCTGTTCTATGGAGTTTAAATTATATGGTTTGTAAATCTGTTTATCACATGTCTTCCAATGCTCTTTTAAAGTATTTCCTTTACCGTGCGCATCAGCTAAGTATCTATAAAATTTATGTTTGTCCGCGTTAAACTCAGACTCTGTCACTCTCTGTAGTTTAAAAAGAGAATCTATCATTGATAAATTCTTGTGATCCGCATAACTAAATACCTCTTTACGACCAACCAATCTGCTTTTGCAATACGAATGTATTGTACATATATTATATTTCACAGCTTTTTTTGTAACGCCCTGCATCTCTGGTAGTTTAAGTATCTCATCTTTTATCTCATCAGCTGCAACATTTGTATGTGATAAAATTATAATCCTGCTGTAAGGATATTTTTTTAATAACTCAGTATATTTTTGTGTAATAAACATAGACGTCTTACCTGTGCCTGGTGGTCCTGATATAAATTTAGGCTGTTTCATCTGTCACCTCTTTGTATTCGCCCTCTATTATTAAATCTTCTTTGTCAACATTTTGATTAGTTAAGCGCCATGATACGCAAGATTTCTCACCATACTTACCATGATTCTTTTTTGCTTTTAATATGTTTTGACATTTGATTACAAGATCAACTCTTGCAAGATTTATTTTTTGTTTTTGTAGATAATCTTCAAACTTATCTAAATTAAATTCTAATATTCTTCTTTGCATATTGTAATAAGGTAAACCAAAGTATGCTAATTCCTTTTTATTTGTGTAAGCTTTTTGCTCTGAGATGTAATTTTTAAAATGTTTTATAAATCTTAAATCTTCTTCAGCCTCCTCCACATAGTTTGTAGATTTCTCTCTTGCCTCATACTTCCTACGCATTATCTCTTCAAAGTCTGAGGCTTTCATCTCTGGTATCCATACAGACGCTTTACTGATTACAGAGTCATAGAATAATTTTTTATTTCTAAGTGTAGGACCGTCCACCGTAATTGTTTTTTCAACGGCTTCACCCTGCACCACAGCATTTATCTTTACAAAATATCTATCACTTCCATATTCTATTATCTGTCCGATAGATTGTTTTGCCTCTTCGCTTGTAGCTTCCTGCACACCAATCCAACTAAATATAGTTGCTATTGTTTTTGTAGAGCACCCAATGATCTCTGCAAGTTTTGGCATACCAAATTTTCTATTTGCTTTTTTATGTGTTGTACCTTTTCTTTTTCTTTTTTCTGCTTCTTCATCTTTTGCTGCGATTGCAATCTTGTATACAAAGTCATCTATGTCATCTACGTTCCATTCTGTGTGTTTTAATAATACGCCTGCCATGGCAGTGCAATAATCATCTCTCTGTCCGGATCCTGCATATGTGATGCAGAGTGCTGCAGCCAAAGCAATCTTACCAAGATCAACTTTTAGATTACCTGGGTACTCATCTATGCCATCATACTTCACCCACTTAACAACCTCGTTTGTTGTGTGATATTTTGTTTCTGGAACTAACGTATATTTATTTGCGCCATGTCTTATCTCGCAAAGTGTTGCGCCATGACCATAGTCTTTATAATAATTTTCTAATTCTTTTGGTAATGCAAACTTCTT